CGCCTTCTCCATTTCAGGTGATGACAGGTTCAGAACATGGGGCGATGAGATCTTCGACGCTACCTACTCAGGAAATGATGGCTATCGTGGACTAGCGTATTTCCGCGGCAAGGAATATGACGAGTCATACCGATCGGGTGGAAGATACTTAGCCTGGAGAGAGGGCGCAACCAGCGTCTCAGATCCAAGCCCGACCCCAACGCCCAGCCCAACACCTTCCCCGACTCCTGATCCTATCGTAGGAAGTCGCATAACAGTTGTTTGGGAAACCACTGAGGGAAAACAAAATCAGCAAGCCGCGACGCAAAGAGCACAGGGTTACTATTTCTATCGTAATCTTTCAGGGAAGAAGGCGGAGTTTGTTTATATAGGAGTGAAGCTTCCATAGGCGGAGCGGGGATAAAGGTGAAAAAGGCCAGTAAAAATGACAGGTTGCCACAGGCGGGAGACAGCAGTAAGCGGACATCTCGCGGACAACCTAAAAAGGAAGCAGAATTTTTAGCGGTTCTACGGGAGACTGGCGGAAATGTTAGCCGAGCGTGTGCGGCCATCTCATTAAGCCGATCCCGTGTATACGAGTGGCGAGAAGCCGATCCGTCGTTCGCCCAATCTTGGGATGAAGCTGTTGAGACTGGTACAGATGAACTTGAGGAAGAGGCGCGAAGGCGAGCATTTTCAGGCGTCGACGAGCCAGTGTTTTATCAGGGTGAAGAGTGCGGTGTAATCCGAAAGTACAGTGACACGCTGCTTATATTCTTACTGAAGGGCCGTCGACCGGATAGGTATCGCGAGAGAGTAACGATAGATGTCAACAAACTTGACTCCGATATTGAGCGGGAACTGGCGCTCATTGCCGCCGGAGGCCAAGCTGATTCTCCTGGAGAAGTTGAGGGCGAGTCGATCCATTGATCCCGCCCCCACTCTGAGCCTGGACTCCTTTGTTGAAAAGACCACGCGACACACGCTTGATCCGTGGCAGCATCATTTATGTGGAGTGCTCGCGGGCCTGGCAACTTCTAAGGGACGTAGGTTGCTAATAGCGGCCCCACCACAAGCTGGCAAGTCGATAATTGTTTCCCAGAGGTTCCCGGCATGGCTAGTAGCCCAGAAGCCAACACACAGAATAAAATTAGCCTGCTATAACATTACGCACGCTGCAAGATTCGGGAGAATCGTGAGGGATTTAATGCAATCAGGTGAATACGCCGCAATGTTTCCGAGTCCCAAGTTGCGACTTCCCGTTGTCGCGTCAACAGAAGAATGGTCAACTAGCGCGAGAAGGGCGCTGAGAGACGGCCAGCCTTCATTTAAAGCGCTGGGGTTAGCTACCGGGTTTGTGGGGCAGGGTGTTGACACGTTAATAATTGATGACCCTTACGCCAGCCCGCAGGATGCATACTCGCCAATCATTAACGCAAGCACGCACGGTTTTTGGTCTGACACCGCAAAGCCCCGTCTGAATGATGAAACTAACGTGGTCGTAATGTTTCACCGCTATACCGAGACTGATTTAGCTGGCTGGCTGATGGAGACCGTTAATTCGATATGCGGCAATTGCCGATGGTGATTATGTCCACCCTGGTACGGGCAAAGTCTATCCTGATCCTATTGGTCGAGCAGAAGGCGAGAAGTTCAGCGCGCGATTCTCTAATGATTGGTATGAGACCCAGCAAAAAAATACGTTTGTTTGGCTGTCACAGTTCCAAGGACGGCCATCAGCTCGAGAAGGCGGAATGTTTAAGCTCCACCAACTCCCTATAGTCCCTGTTGCGCCCGTTGAGGCTCAAAGAGTGCGTTATTGGGATCTTGGTGGCAGTGATTCAAAGAAGGCCGATTATTCCGTTGGTTGCTTAATGTCTAAGACATCAGCGGGCTTGTTTCACGTTGAGGACGTGCATCGCGGCCAGTGGTCTCCTAAGGAGCGCAACGAGCAAATGCGCACAACAGCGGAATCTGATAATCAGAAGTATCCCGGTATTAAAACCTGGATTGAAAAGGTTCCCGGCCTTGCGGTAGAGGTAATCGACAATATCGTCCGATATCTGGCCGGATTCTCAGTGCATACCGAAATGGCAAAGAACGACAAGGTTACGCGAGCTGATCCATTCGCGAGTCAATGTGAGGCGAATAATGTAAAAGTGGTTAGTGGTCCGTGGAACGCGGCATTCAGAACGGAGTTAATGGCATTTCCTAATGGAAAGAATGACGATCAGGTAGATGCGGCGAGCGGAGCGTTCTCGAAACTCGCTAATGACCGAGAGTTAATGATGTACTGATATGGCTGAATTCGCTCTGATCAAACGAATGTCGAATGCTTATCGCGCACTGGTAGCGCGTGAGCAAAAGGCGTTAGCGAGTAGTCCGCCTGACTTTTCTCAGGTGGCGCCCTCGTGGAATGAGCGCTTCCTTGACTATCGCTTTAGGTGGACTCGAAATTCACAGATTGACTATCGCCGGGAAGTTGGATCTCTGGATGGTCATTCATTAGTTGCATGCGTGTTCAACTACACCGGCACACGCTTACCTGAAGCAAAGCCCGTCGTTAAGCGAACTAATGAAAATGGTGACGTGGAGATCGATCCGAACCATGCCCTCGCGCAGTTAATCCGGCGCCCAAACGTCCATCATGTTTGGGCTAATTACTCACAAGCAGCTTCAATAGACTGGTGGATAGATGGTGGGGTAAGGTTCAAGAAAGTGCGCGACATCTCCGGGCAGTTAGTTGAGATGTGGCATATTCCGCATTACCTAATTAGACCACGATGGCCAGGAGATAATGGCTCGCCTGAGGTACCGCGAGAAAAGAATCTCGATCCGTTTCTGAGTCACTATCAATTTGATGTACCCGGTAAAGCTCCGGTGCTGTGGCCCGCAAATGATGTCTTGCACCTGAAGCGAGGCCCATTAGGTGAGGATCGCAGAACGCGTGGTCCATTCGAGCCGCTAGTAAAAGAGTTATATGGCGACGATAAGATGGCACAGTTTACGGCCTCGATTATGCGCAATATGGGCATCCAGGTGCCCGTCATCTCGCCAAAGGATAAAGAGGTCAGAGTTGACGCCACGAAGGCGGCAGCCATGAAGGAAATGTGGATAGCTAAGACCACGGGCGATAAGACGGGTGAGCCGGTCATACTCGGAGAGCCTATTGACTTTGAAAAAGTAGGATTCAGCCCGACTGAGTTAGATCTTTCTGCGCTGAGACTTATCCCAGAGTCGCGCGTGGCCGCTGTTACGGGTATTCCGGCGGCGACTTTACAATTGATGGTTGGGTTGCAGAATGGCACATCTTACGCGTCATCTGAGCAAGCCAGACAGCAAGGTTACGAAGAAGTGGTGATACCGATCCAACAGGTATGGGCAGAGGAGATCAACTGGCAGTTAAAACCGGAATTTGATGATCTTGAAGACGCGGAATTCTGGTTTGATACTTCTAATGTCAGAGTACTCGAAGAAGACAAAGATGCTTTGGTGAAGCGGGAGTCTGAAGTATTCAGATCAGGCGGCAGCACAATCGATCAATACTTTACCGCAATAGGTAAGAAACCAATTGGCCCGCCGTTAGGAGACATTCGTATGGTACCGGGACTCTCTACCCCGATGAGTCCAGAGCGGCTGATTAAGATGGCCACGGAGGCTCCAGAAAAACCCGGAACGCCGCCAATTGATCCCGCATCGTTAGCCAAGTTTGCAGATCTTGAAAGGTGGTTTGCTGACTTAGAGACACAGATGAAAGGGTTTGAGGTGCCGAAGTGAATCAATATGTCCCGTGGTCTAACCAACGGGCACCAAACGCAATAAGGGAAATTTACGCACAGGAATGTACTAAGTGCGGAATATGCTGCGTGGTCCACTGTCAAGAGCCGTTCAACATCCATGCCCTGAACGCCGATCTTCCTCGCAAGTTAGTGCAGATCGGTCCCGTTGATCGTTATGGATCGAATCGTTATCTTAGGATCTCAGAGGTTAAAGATAGGCGATTTACGGGCGGGCGTGAATTCAAGAAGTGCGCGGCGCTAAAGGGGGCACTAAGGCACGATGTTCGTTGCTCCGTTTACGACAACCGTCCGCCGTGTTGTTCTAATTATGCGCCGGGAAGTCCTGCGTGCATCGCCTCGCGCGCATGGGCGTCAATGGAAGATCCTGAAGACATCAATCATCTAGGTCACTCGTGAGCCTTCAAGAAAAGATCATAAGCCTTCACCTCCAGGCAGCAATGGCCGTGCGTCATGCCGCATTCTGGCAGAAGTGCATCACAGAACACGGAGAAGAAAAGGCCACGGCCTTTTATACGCACCTCGGCCTAAACCATCTCGAAAAGAAGTCTTACGAGTGGGAAGGAGTACAACTCTCACGCGAACCAAAAGAGCATGAGAAGATCGCGGTCAAAGGTGTACACGGTGCACAGGAATCAGCAAAGGAATCGATCAGTAAGATCCTGTTGAGTCTCAGAGAAGAATTAATTTCAGACGGTCTCAAAGGTATCAAGAAGCTAAAGCCTGCTACATTCCACGAACTAACCCTGCAAGCCTCGAAAGAATCCCGCACAGAACTGAGAGACCGGCTAATTGAAGTTCATAAGCAAGGACGCATGTTGGTAATGGCTGAGTTCAGTAAGAAAGCGGCAGTATTGGATGATGATGAGTTTGACGATCTCGACATGCTCACAGACTTAACTGATAGCCGAGTCGCTAATGATGTTCAATCACGGATAATCGACGCGGCCGCTCGATACTCCCGCTTATGGTTGAATGGCCAAGATTTAGTCAACGCCGTGCAGAACGAGATCATGGCGGGCTCAGTGACGTACATTGATCGCGCCAGTCGAGGATTGGCAAGTAAAGTAATCAATCTCGGCAGAAGTGACGAAGCAGAGCGCAGATCGGATGAATGGGATCGCGTAGAATACTCAGCTCTATTAGATCAGAATGTCTGTGAGCCATGCGCGGGAGAAGACGGTACTACCGCAGCCAGTGAAGACGATCTGCAACCCGCGCCAAATCCTGATTGTTTAGGCGGCGACTTGTGTAGATGTTTTCACGTGTGGATAAATCAATGAGGTTATCAATGAATAGACGGTTACTGCTTAGAGTATTGGGCCTGTCAGGATTGGCGACATTGCTAGGCAGCCAAACGGCTAAAGCCCAGCCAGCGGACACTGAATCGGATCACGCTTGCGACCCGCATTGCTTTCAGGGTGCAGAGGCCGTTGCGCGGGCAAACATAGCCGAAACGGACCACTGGAAACGCCGGATTCACGATTGGAGCAACCGCACAATGGTTGTTACCCGTTGCGGTCAGGCGGGGTGTGAGGTATCACTGCGAGATAACGAGTGGCGGTATAAACAGAGAATGTTGAGCGGCGATGAGCGCCAAAGTTTCGTGCTTGAGTACGGACGGGCATCGACGCTCCTACTTTCTCTCGAATATCCATCGGGCAAGATTCGCGGCTTCATTTTTAATGGCCGGCATGACGGATGGAACCTGAGCCTAGAACTCCGGTGAACTGGTCTTTCTTTGAAAAGCGCGTCTGCTTAACCACTCTTGCGCAAGAGTGGGCCATAGGCTCACAAGAGTTTCAGCGTGTAGGGTTAGAAGTAGAACGCTTTCAATCTCTCCCCGACATAGGACCGCATCAGAGTTTCAGTAAGTCAGAGAGGGAGATCCTTTGTCAGTTCTGGCTTGAAGAAAAGAAAACGCTTTTACATCTCGAGGATGATTGCATCTTTCGAGATCTCAGCCATCTCGAGCAGGCGTTAGGCGAGTTACCTGATGATTGGGACATTGTTTACCTTGGAGCAAATCTTGTTTGCTGGAACAATGGCGAGCCGCAACCAGAAAGACATTCAGCACATCTCTTTCGAGTCAGGGCGGCGTGGACCACTCATGCTATTGGCTACAATCGAAAGTGCGTACATGAGATAATGACACGGCAACCAGGATTCAGTGATCAGATGTTTGATCAGTATTTAAGCAGTCGATTATATGAGTTTAACGCTTACTGTGTTGCGCCGATGGTTGCGTACCAGAGGCCACGGGTTAGCTCAATCTGGCAGCGGGGCGTAGTTGATGATTACACGGACATCTTTCAAGCAAGTGAAGAAAGGTTGAGATGTTGAGACAGCCAAAGCACGAAAAGCGCGAAAGGGTAAGACCACACGGCTGTATGCAGTGTCATAATCGAGAGTGCGATCAGCGACATTGCCCGCTGTGTACCAAATGCGCGCCGCCACTACGCGAGCGTGAGGCGAGGTTGAGATGACAGACTTTCTATGGGCGGTACTTGATACGTTGTTCTACCCACCGCTATGCCGCTTGGGTCTTCACCGTTGGGAAACCCCGCCGTTCCTGCATATGTTTGCGATGTTCCCACAGCATCGAGATTACCAGCAGTGCACGCGGTTGGCTGCTGGAAGAAACGCTATATCGAGGCGTCAGATGCGAGGTTGCAATGATCGAACAGGAAGAGATTGATTACCAGCTAGAAATCGCGAGAGTACGCGATTACCCGTCTCTCACCCTTGACGAAATGCGAGATATATTCAACGAAACGTATAAGCGACTTGCCGAAGAAGACTCTCGCGGATGGGGACCACTTGATAAAAAGTATTCGTCAGATGCGAGGTTGAGATGATGTTATTGCAATGCCCGTCTTGTTGGGCTGACCCGCGATGCGCGGACTGTAGCGGCGTGATAGCGTTAGCTCTCTTTTGGATCTTCGCAATCTTGGCGATGGCATGGGCGGTAGGACGGGATGAAAAGATAAAGAAATGACAGTCCATCTCGTTACATTCTCAGATGAAAGCATGAGCCGGTCTGCGGATCTCTGCATTCTGTCAGCGCTTCAAAACGGTGTTGGCGGTGCTACACATTGGAGCCTGGCTAAGTTACGCGAGTCAGGCTTCTATTTGCAGTACGAAGCACTAACAAGCCAATCGCGCGGACTTGGGTACTGGGCTTGGAAACCTTGGATCATCCTGAAGCTGTTTGACGGAATAGGCGGATCTGGCGCGGTTGTAATGCCGCAAAAGGATGACATCGTTATCTACGCGGATGCCGGAGTCGAGTTCATCAACAACGTCTCCCACGTAATCGAACGAATGGATCAGGACATCTTTCTATTTGGTAATAACTGGGAGCACGCTCACTGGTGTAAAAGGGATATCGTTGAGTCCGTATGGCGACGGAGCCCAAAGAAAGAAGGAGGCTTAACGATTGATGTACTACCTCCTCCGGTTTCATGGTCGCGTTTCGGCAAGCAGTGCCAAGCCTCAGTAGTCTTCTTTCGTGTCTCTGACTACTCCAGACAGTTTGTTGCTGAATGGTTAAAGTGGTGCCTCTTTGAAGGCGGGCGACTGATAGACGACTCAGCAAGCCGCGCACCAAATCATCCAGAGTTTCAAGAGAACCGACACGATCAGGCAATCCTAACGACGTTGGCGTACCGGGAAGGGTTGCGTCTTCATTATTGGCCAGCAGTTTACAACAAAGGCGGATCGCCTGAGTTTATTTATGAGAAGTTACCGGAGTACGCGGGTGACACGTATCCCGTAATTTTTTCGCATCACAGAAAGAGGAACCACGAATGGGAGAACGCAGCATGACCGGGCCGATTCGTCACGCCGTGGCTGGTCTGTAATGCGCGTAAGTCTCAACGAAGAAAGCCAGTCTGAGTGGCAAAGCCAAAACCTTGAGCACCTTCGTTATGAATACGATCTCAAGCCCGATGACGTTGTAATTGATCTTGGAGCATATCGTGGTGAGTGGGCCACAGAAATAAGAGCACGGTATGGCTGCTGTGTAATCTGTGTAGAACCGACTGATTCAATTGATGGATGGGAATGCGAGACGATCAAGAAAGCGGCATGGATCTTCGATGGGAAACTCAGGTTCGGTGGCGCGTTCTATTACACGTCAGCTTTTGAAAATCAGACACATGAGTATGAATGCTTTGATGTCAACTCACTTCTTTCTCGATTCGATGAAATAGCGTTGCTCAAGATGAACATTGAAGGCGCGGAGTATGATCTACTAACGCACATGTGGCGCGAGGGAATGTTGAAACGTATAACTAATCTACAAGTGCAATTTCATTTGATTGAAGGAGAAGAATCGGAAGCGCAATATACCGGCCTTGCAGGATTGCTTAGCGAGACACATTCCTTGACTTGGCAATATCCGCATTGTTGGGAGAATTGGAGGCGAGATGAATAAGTATTTTGGAATCTATTGCGCCCAATGTGACGTGTGGCTTATCAGGCAAGAGGATGGCTATTTGCTGTTCTATCCGGCTGAAGAGATTGCTCAAGCACATCTAAACACGGTCGCAAAGGATTGGCATTCCGGTTCCGCGACTGTTACGCAATTCGGCGGTGAAAGGCGTATCGATCTAGAGACGTCTTCAAAAACGATGACACTGTGTAGCGCGCTTGCTGACCGAAGGAGGCAGGAAGCGTATCGCGCGACCATATTGAGAGGTTTTCAGGAAGACCGTGCTGTCTAATGCTTAGCTTCTTACACAAATACGCTCGCAACCTTTTTTACTCCCAGAACGGGGAAGAAGGCGTCATTATCCAATGTGTGCGACGCTTCGCTGACAATGGCGTCCTACAAAGTGACAGCTCGGGGTATTGCGTGGAGATCGGAGGTCACGATGGCAAGTTCTGCTCAAATACAGCATTACTAATTGACTCGCACTGGAATGGCCTATTTGTCGAGGCCGATTACAATCTCTATCTGCAATGCAAAGCCAATTGGGCTAACAATCCAAACGTAAGATCGCAATGCTCGCGCGTAGACGAACGAAACATAAACGCCTTTGTCGATGACTCGTGCGATCTACTGTCCCTCGACACGGATGGAAGTGATTATGAGATCTTCAAAGGGCTAAAGGCCAAACCAAAGATTGTAATAATCGAGATCGATAGCTCTTATCCTCCAGAAATAAAGTACCGCTTCAATAAAGACGGGGCAGGGACTTATAACAACACAACGGCACTAGGCATCGAGAAGGGCTACTTCTTACTGTGTCACACTGGAAATCTCGTATTCGTGCGGAATGAATATCGAGAATTGTTTCCCGAGATCGAAGGTGATGGATTGAGTAATTCAGAGTTGTATTTTAAGAGGGACTGGCTGAAAGGGGAGGGGGCTGCATGGGCGTAAATAATGTTCCGTTGGGTATGTCAGAAATGCGTGAAGATGATAGTCATGTAACCATGTACGCGCTGGATCACAATGGCGTTTGGCTGCCTGCTCTCACGGTAAAGATCGATCTGGAGCAGATCAACCACAGCAACTGGGAACGTCCACTAAAACTCGCCGTAAAGGGTGGAAACTACCCAGCCGCAAGATGAAGAACCTTGTCACGTTTAATATGTTAGGCCGCTACGGTCGCGCGGCTAACGCTTTTTACCAAGTGGCCGGCACGATAGGCGTAGCTCGGCGGAATGGGTTTGATTTCGCCTTCCCGCTACTCATCAATTGGGATCATAAAGAGCGGTTTGGTAGCCCTGAAGACTGCGATATGTATAAGCATTTCGTCAATGCCCTTCCCTTATATGACGGTCCTACACTTCCCGATCATCCCGTGCCGTGGGGATATTCAGACGTAAAGCTAACCCAAAGCGTCTCGCTATCAGGCCACTTTCAATCAGAGAAGTTCTTTGAGCACGCAATTGATGAAGTGAGATGGTATCTGAGGATGAAAGATGAACCAGTACAGAGTGATTACGTAGCGATCCACGTCCGCAGAGGCGACTATGATGATCGCTACCACCCACGAATCCCTGAAAGCTACTACCGAGCCGCAATGGCAGAGTTTCCCGGCGCTAAGTTCTTAGTATTCTCTGATGACATTTCGGCATGTAAGGAAATGTTTGGCTCGGAAGTCGAGTATTCTGATGGCGACTACCTAGAAGACTTTCGCCGCATGAAAAAATGCCACAGCTTCATAGTTGCCAACTCAAGCTATTCCGCAATGGCTGCTGCGCTGGGTGATGCTAAGGATAAGAAAGTGATCGCACCGCGACCGTGGTTTGGCCCGGCCTACGCTCAGATTACGGGAGAAGATATCTACGGTTCTGATTGGAAGGTGATAAACTGGCGACATGCAAGCGCTGGAGAGGCTATCGCGGTCTGAGGAAGCCGCATTACTTGAATTGGTCCGAGCTAATGACTTGGACGCATCGAAACTCGCCTGCTTTATGACACGGCAACAGGGTAGCGGACGCGGCAATGTTCCTAACGGACACTTCGTTCGCAGTTTTAATATCAGCTATAACCTTATGCTGTGTGAGTACTGTGGTAACTTGATGCCGAGTGCTGTATGTCCAGCGAAGGCCGCCGAGTTGAAAGAACGGATGAAGGAGTTGAGCGCATGAATTTCCAAACAGCACCACAGAAGGGCTCCTTTACTTGCGTCACGCACGACTTTGTTCTAGACGAAAAGGGCCACGAATGCCAGCGTTGTGGGGTGCGTGAAGAAATAATTAACGGCCAGAAATTTGTACTCGCTCCGCGAATGCCGGAGGGTGAGATCCATTTCAAGCAAAACGGCGTGACGGTCGGGCGCATTATTAACGTTCAATGAGCGCAAACCCTCGGCAGTTAAACCCAAACGCACCGCCGCAACCTAAAGCGCCGGAGCGTGATACCCTGAAAACGGAGATAGAACATA